ACTCGTACCAGATGCTGGGTCTGTATTGCAAAGCGCAACCTTCAATGTGTCACTGTCTAAGTCCATAGCGTTCGCTAAATTAACCACAAAGTCATTTACTTTAGTAAAACTTGCCATTTATCCAAAACTCCTAATTCTCATTCTGTGGCCTGATCCACTAGACTTGGCCTGTTTGTCTTCAATATTTGTACCATCTATTGCGTTTTGATACAACTCTGCCCACACCAATGTGCGCTGATCTTCACCTAAATAGGGCGCACTATGCGTCAACGCCCCATAAAGATAAATGTCTGGGTAATAAGTTAAAGCCCAATTTGTCGTTATACTACTGCTTAAAGATTCTATTCTTTCGTAGTAAAGCATCTCTATCGTGTAGTCTTGATCTGGTGTCGGGTACACTTCGAAAGACCCATCAACCGGTGCATAAAATTTAGGAGTTCCGGCGGTATTGTCAGCAGCTCTTTTATCCATAAGCTCACTTAGGGTAATAAGTTCTAGCCTATGCTCATTAGTTCCGGTAAGCATAAGACGTATTCCCTCAATAAAGTCTAATGGAAAAGCAGTGTACTGAGTATCTAAAAGAGCAACCTTTCTAGACTCCATTCTCCAGTGCCTAAGCTTTCTATTCATATCAGCCTCGGCCAACTCAATAAAAGTAGGAATTACAGCCGTTAAATCGTCACGATTTAAAAAATCAGCTATTGAACTTTTTAAATCGTTATAATTTGAAATGCTCACAGTCTGCCCTGCCTTGTTCTAAATACTTGGTTATCTGAATCGTTCATCCACTTCTTTAAAGCTACAGGGTCGTCTGCAATTCCCTTTCGCTTTAGATCATAGTACACGGAAAGAGGGATCGAAGCTACCTTATTTAAATCATTCCATTTTTTATCTGTGTTGTTGTAAGATCTTTTATTATATTCTGCTATTCCCGTCACATCTTGTACAGTTTCGACGACATACTCTCCGTTGTCTTTGACGTGCCAATACTTGGTAATTCCAAGCTGGGGATCTCTGTCAAAAAGTCTTTTCTGCATTTTTATCTCCAATTAAGAGGGGCGACCGAAGCCGCCCCAACTTTATTATGATGTAGTTAGATCGAAAATACCCGCATGAGCTTTTTCGTTACCTATTTCCAAACCGGCTTCAACTAGCAACATTGACTTAGAAGCGTCACCAGTTTTAGCAAGCTCTACGTTCTGAATTGGACGTAGATAAGCTACTGAAGCATATTCTGGGTCTAGCAAAAAGGCATCTCGCTCTCTTTGAAAGAGGTTAGTCGTGACAGAAAGTGTTCCAAAATCAGACATATAGACGTCAGCAGCCCCAATAATTGTGGTCGGGGAATCAGCCGGCGCCATGTAACGCTGAGCCGCAATACCCGCAAATCCTGAAACAACAGTTTTGTTAAAAGGACCAACCATTAGGATTGATGGTGTGCCGCCGTTTGTAAACGCAAGCTGCATTGCTGATTTTAATTTGGTTTCTGTAAACGCTGCTTGGGTCCCGTCGGTACGAGCATCTGTCCCGTCACCTGTCGGACTTGCAGCGCTACCGCCACCGAGAACGTCGTTAGTTGCAATCCATGCACCTAAACCCGCAGTCTCACGAGCTGTTGAAGCGTTTCCAGCCACCTGAGCGTTATTGTCGCATAAGACCGCTTCTAGGTCGCGTTTAAGCTCTTTTCCGCGTTTTGCCATTTGCATGGCCATTTCAGAATTTCTCCCTGCTAAGTCCTGAGACTCAAGGTTGTCGGCAACGATCACAGTTCTGCGTAGGATCTGTGTATAATTTCCAACGCGAGTTGTTGCAGGGGTTGAATCAAATGAAGACACGTCATCCCCATCGATTCTCGCTGTTTTGTCCACAGCGTTTAATGAGTCAGTTTGCCACTCGAAGTAAGTATTGGATACGTTTTGCGATCCAACATTACTTTGGAATGGGACAGTTTCAGGCGAGATCGAATTGATCACGTCTGAAAGTTCTTCACGAATACCCTTCGCGTCGAAACTTGTAAATGTATTTGCTACAATGGCCATATTAGCCTCCTATTAATGTATTGATTGCAGCCGCAGCATCTTTGACGCGGCCAGTTTGTCGTGCGCGTTGTAACGCTTGTTCATTTGCAGCTTTGGGTCGCGGTTGTGTTCCTCGTGTGCCTGTCTTCATGGTCTTGGCTTTTGCCTTTGGCTTCGCTTTCGCTTTTACAGCCTTAGACTGCCCTTGATCAAATAACATAGCCATACGAGCTAGTTTAACTAAGCCGGCGTGTCTCAACTCATTAATATCAGCTTCGAGAAAACCTTCTTTTAATAAAAAGCTTCTCAGATCCGCTGCTTCCTTCTGGGCGACTTTCGTGTCTCGCCACTCTGGAATAATCTCTGGGAGCATTTCGCGTTGCCTAGCAGTAAACTCATTCTTCATGCGTTCTTGATTTTCTGCTTCTAAGACCTGTACACGCTCTTTCTCCTGACGGATTGCCTGTAATGAATTTTCGCGCTCTTCCTTTTGCTTTCGGAATTGCCGCTCGGCTTTTCTGGCCATGTTAGGATCTGCTTCATACAGGGTGTCCCAATCAGGCTCTTCAACCACTTGTGACTCAATCCTCTCCTGTAAAGCGGGTAGAAGTTGAGCATATTGTTGCCGCTCTCGCGTAACAGAATCAAATTGCGCCTCAATGTCTTTTCTCATCTCGGCCAGTTCTTGAGTCTTGCGAGTATAATCTCTCTGCCTTAGATTTCCGCGTTTTAGCTCTTCGACTGTAATCTCTTCGCCTTCTACTTCCACAGTCTGCGTAAGTATGTCAAAAGATTCTTCTTCAAGCTCTTCAGCTTCTTCCGTAGCTTCGAGTTCGCCTTCTGTTTCCGCTTCTTCATTAGTTGCTTCCTCTTCTGGCATTTCGGCTTCTGCTTCGATTACATCTTCAGCTTCAGCCTCAAGCGCCTCTGGCTCACTTGCATTATCCTGTTTGGGTGCAATCATGTCCATTATGGCATTTTGTGCAGTGCCTAGATCAATCCCTTTTGGGTTATTGGGTTCTGACATCTCTTAACTCCTATTATGTATCTATTTTACTTTTTTTTCAATAGACGCATTATCAACCATTATTTTCAAACTTTGTCGAACATACTCGATGCCTCTAAGTTTAAGATAAACAGCTTCGCGCCCTTCCTTATCATTAAGTTCAGTTGCTTCGAACTCAACCCAACAATTCGCTCTCATTTCATCTAAAAACCTTGTTAAGTCTGTATCTTTTAGTAACCTCTCTGCCTGATTTCCATCGTCAATAATTTCCTGTCTTGATTTGGCCATCTATCCCTCATTTATCACGTCAACCTGACCTTTTAAAACTTCTCTGTTTATAGCTAAATCCGCTCTAATCTTTTCTACGTTTAGCTGCGTTCCATACTTAGCTTTCATTTCTTCAGCTTTTACAAACAGATCAGCATCAAGCTCATCACGCTTACGGTCGTCGTCCATTATCATTTTTTCCCGTTCTAATTCAAGCTCGGCTGCTTTCTTCTGAATATCTGCCTGTATCTGTTGGATCTGAACCGCAATAAGCTGTTCATTAATATCTGGCTTGTCTTCTTTAGGAGGCGGTTTAAACTGTGCCGGATCTCCCCAAAATTGAGAAGTGTCTTTAAATCCGGCTAACTCGGTCATAGCCTTTAGAGTATTTGCAAGCTTAGTCATATCTGTGAGAGGATTGACGGCTCCCATAGTTTGCATGGCGTCTTTCTGCATTTCGCCAATTTGCCTAAGCATCATCATACGCTCTGTATCCGTACCACGCCCAAGAGCGACCTTTATAGATACATCCATGTTTGCGTTCCATACGCGGGGATCTATTTCTACAAACTCATTTGTGAGCCTGACCATACGAGGCCGATCTTGGTGCGTGGTAATTAGATGTAAAACGATTTTATATAAGCGCTTCATGCCTGTCTCGGCAAATATGCGTGCAATGAGTTCTATGTGTTGCTGAGCGGCGCTCACAGTAGCTGCAACGGCTGACGCGGTTGTAGACTGCAACGCCTGAGCATCTAGCCCCGCAGAGGCTTTTGAAATGCCTGTACGAGCTTCTTTTAGCTGATCCATATACTGCAATACTGGAAAAGCTTCTTTACCAACAAACGGTAAAACAAGCTGTTGAATTGAGTTGTTTCCTCTCTGACGAATTACAGATCCCACTTCAGTTGACATGGCATCATCTAAGTTCACCATACCTTCCGTGACTGCTATTCTTGGATGAATAGACATTGCTAAGCTATCGAGAGTGTTTCTCATAATACTTGACTTAATACGCTGTATGTCGGCAACCGTGTCAGCGACGCTCATGCCGTAAAAATCGTGCGCCTCTGGATCTGGACAAAACGATGCAAATGGCGCCATGTGGCAAGGCTCGTTCATTAGGATCTCGTTGCCGTCGCCTCCGGTGCATATTTTTCTAAGTTCAGCTATCCCGTCTCCGTCGTAATCGACCATTATGTAATTTTCTATATACATAACTTTTTTCATAGCGGGATCGTCGCGCTCGTTCATTTCATTTTGGAGATGCGGGTTTCGCGTGTGTCGCTCGACGTTGGTTAGCATATCCTCATGGGCTGAGGACATCTTTGAAACAACGTCAAAATCGTATCCCATAGCCACAAGCTCAGACACAGTAAGAATACGCCGGTGGGCGCAATAATCAGCCGTCTCTATTGATTTG